AACTAGTATACTTGCTTGACTAGGAGGAAATAATAATCCGCTGAAAACATTTTTAGCCCACTCACTGTCACCGTAGTATTCACCTGTTGGTCCTTCTGTAGCTTCTTTAGGATCAAAGCCTGACATTGCCCGTACCATTGCGTCAGTTCCAAATCTGCCATCTAATAGTTCTGACGCTGTCTCGGCGGCAGCTCTTCCTTCAAGACCTGCCCATGCTGCAAAATCGCCAAACATAGTTCCTGATATAAATTCTGCAAGTGCTCGTTGAACAGCAGGCATACTAACAATCATTGGTATGACTATCCAAGCCGATTCAGTTACTATTATACTGAGCAAACTTGGTATTGTACCTACACCTGAGACAACACCAACTGCTTGTGTTCCCCTAACTAATGTTTTAATAGCCCTTAGCATGTATTTAATAACTTTTATTCCACCCGAAGCAAACACTTTAATTAAGCCAGCAGTCATATATGTAATCATTTGTGCTACTAAAATATCCTGAAGTCTGCGTAGTTCGTCTACATTTTGTGGTGGTGTAGGACTTGAAATTTCTTTTTCTATATCGTCAATGGCTACTGCACAACCATATGACATTCCGATAATAGCAAAGTTTGCTGGGCCTACAAGTCTTCCTAAGCCACCTATTGTTTTAAATACATTAGTAGTTGCTAACGTTGCTAATTTTTTATAAGTCCACGGACGATTGGCTATATCTCCAAACTGTAAACTCTTTATAGCACGAGAGATACCAGTCCATTGCTTGTTAAATGCACCCTTTAACGTTCCGTTATTTACGTTCTGTTTTATTGCAGAAGTTATTTGAGCAGGAGTTTTGTTATTTTTAGCTAAGTTAGTGACTTCTTTTTGTATTTGAGTTGCTGCACGTTTGTTCTCTGCAACTACATATGCTTTTTCATCAGGTAAAAACACATGCCATTCATTTCCTACTTGGGCAACACCAGGAGAAAACCTCATCAAGTTTCTACCATCGTATTGTTCTTCAAACATCAGATGTGTGTCTTTAAGTGTGATTTCATTTAACTTCATAGAGATATTCCAAACATTATAATGTATTTATAACTTATTAGTTGAACTACGTTCAACTGTGTTATCGCTGTCGCTCAACACGTACTAAAGTCTTTAGATGAACTAAGATTACTTAATATGATACTAACAAGGCATATGCTATGCATATGCATTTAATATTATTCAGATTGTGTAGTCATACTTCGCCCGCTCAAGGGCGAAGCGGTAGACAACATTATTCGAGTTGCTCTCACCACACTTAATAAAAGAGATTTGCTTTCACAACAGAGGCGGTTGACCTGTACCCCTTACTCTAGCTTCGTCTTATCAACGGATGGCAGTTAATCCCTATTAAGCGAAATCACTTGCCTGCGGGTTGCTTTTTCTCAGAGCCCACATCATTTAAACCTTAAGTTAGTTCTTACCTTTGGACGATCCACACCACCGGCTACGAGCATTACCTCGGCTGATTCTTGGATTTTTACAGAGTCCTATATAGCCTTGTTTGCTCTGAGTGCCTCTTTGAGAATTTGTGAACCGCCTACTCGCACATTGATAATACCATTGTAGTAATCATCAGTTTCTAAAACTCTGCGTTCGAACTGTTCTCTAGCCTCTAAATAACTTGCAACGCCTCTACTGGGACAAATGTGTAATATTTCTCTAGTAAATTTGTCTTCGCCTAAATCTAAAACCGCAGCATTTAATCTGTCACTAGAACCCCAATAGGTTTTCCAATCACTTTCTTTAGTGCTACGCCTTTTATTTTTTTTGCCTTTTAGCGGTTGTTTAGTTACTTTAAACTTTGCTAGTTTTTTGCCTATGTATTTCATATCGTTGGTTAGGTTTGTAATCAAGTAAACAAATGCTTCGCAGCCTTCTGGAAGTTCGTCTACTGTCTTGCCTTGATATGTCCAACTACTCATACTATTATGTATTAGTTTGACTAGAAGGTCGACCTCTTTATTGAATTAGTTTTATGCCTGTTAATATATTCGCTTCCAAACATTTTACTAAAGTAATCTGTTGGCCACTTATGTAACCCTTTATCATATTCTTCTACATTATTATACATCTTGAGGAATTCGTCAATTGATTTTTTATTATTAGTTGATTGTATTTCGTGTAATAACTTTTCGTTACGTACTCTACGAATGTATGCTGCTTGTTGTTCTGGAGTTGATTTTTTTGGCCAATCTTCTAAGTCGTCTTTATCCATCCAATTGTTAGCAATATCAATCCAGTTTATATCTGGAAATGCTGAAACATAACCTATTACACTATCCATACAGTTTGAAATGTCGTAATATTTTTGTCTTACAAGTTGTTTGTGATTAAGTTCTTTACCTATGCGTCTCATGTCCTTCCAAAAATGATTGTTACCTCTATTAGAAAGTGTGTAATGAACTGCGGTGTAATCTGCTATGTCTTGAAAATAATGCTTCATTTTTCTATTGTAATAATCTTCATCTAAGTTGCGCTGATGCATCCAAGCAATACGTTTGATACTAGCAATAATACTAACAACAGCATTTGCTTCTAATGGATCTGTAAATGATGCTGCCATTCCAACAGCAAATGTATTGCCTACATTTGGAGTTTTTAATCTTCCTGGCTTCCATTTTAACAATCTTGGCGGCCGAATATTTCTATCACCTATTTCATTTTTCAACCATTCTAATGCTTCGTCGTCAGAAAAATATTCATCACTAAAAATTAGTCCAGTGCCAATACGAGCGTCTAAACAAATTTTAAACTGCCAGCCCATATCTTGCCGAATACTTCTTGTATAGTTTACAAATTCTGAATTCTTGTCTTCGTATCTAATTGGGCATACCCAAGCACTGTTCATAACATTTGCTTTTGTTTGTACAAACTCTGTTGTAAGATGACTAATTAAAAATCTACTAAGTCCTGTACAATCTAACCATATGTCACTAGTAACTTCTGTACCGTCATCCAGTATTACACTTTTAATACCTTCTTTGCCTGTGTTAACTTTTTTGACATGTGCAATAGTTTCAACAACACCATACGGCTTACAAACGTTTTCAATGATCCATGGCGCACATTTTTCAGCGTCGATGTGATAAGCATATGTAGCAGTAGCAGGTATTAAATAGTTTCCGTCATCATCAAACGGCATTTTTTTATCTTTGAGATATTGATAACCTTCTGCGTTATGATGATATACGTCTAAGTCTGGCGCACTGCCGTTTCGATAAACATCTAGCCACACATCAGTTGTCTTAGTTTCAGGCGGAAAGGTACTAGTAACGTTTTTCCAAGTAAAGTCTTTATCAATACCATTACTCCAATGAAACATACGAAGCACGTCAGGACCGTCAGCAGTGTCGGTCCAATCTTCAATGTTGTTGCCGTACTTGAATACTGCACCTGTTTCTCTCATAAAACGTTTTTCATCAACTCCGAGTCCTCTTAACATACCTGGAAGATGCGGTGTAATACTTTCGCCGACGCCCAGTGTTGGAACATTAGGACTATGAATCATTTCAACTTCTGCATCCGGAAACTCTTTTGCTAAGAAACAACTAGACAATGCTCCAGCTAACCCACCACCAACTATTGTAATTTTCATTTATTTTTTTCCTTTTCGGTATTCTATCATATGTTCTTCGTATGTGTTTATGATCTCGTCTTGTCTCTGCTTTGCTAAACTCATCAAGTTTCTTAACTCACGACGAGCAGTACGCTTGGTGCTTTCACTGGGCCTACGTTCAAATGTTTCACTTGCCTTCAAGTAACTTAGTACTGTTTGCATTATCTGATCATGTGTATCATTCATATTTATTCTACAATGTCAATATCGTTTTCATAATTTGTAAAGCCATTTTCTTTAACAACCTTCATAACATGATTGACTCTTCCAATCAACTCGTCCTTGTGCGAAATAAGGAAAACGTTTTTGTTACGCTCTCTACCCATCTTCTTTAGTACAGCAAGTGCAGATTCAACACCAGCAGTGTCCATACCTGAGTCAATAAGTTCATCAATGAACAACAAGTTAACACCTTGATACAATGATTCCCAAACGTCACGGAATGCAAAACTCATACCTAAGATAAGTCTGTTGCGTTCTCCACGTGACAGGTTGTCAAAGTCTAAGTCTTGTCCTAGTTGTGTAATCTCAACACTGAGATCATTTTGAAACTGTACTTGATGTGGCAGTCCTAGCCTGTCGAGATAATATGTAAGTCTGTTGTTGAGGTACAGCAAGTTTTGATCAATAATCTTTTTACGAATAAAACTATCTTTGTTTGTAAGAAGTTTCAACAAAAACTCTTGATGCTCTTTGACTAATGTAAGTTCGTTGATAATGCCCCAGTCAATGGGTTGCAATGCTGTGTTAGTTAAGTCATCTATCTGTGCTTGGTAAGGATCTTCTTCTTGTCCTTTACCTTCCAGTGCCGAACGTAAGTTATCTACATTGTTGCGATGTTCGTATGCTTCTTTGGCACTTTCGTAAAATGTATTAGGCTTACCGTTGATGTCACCAATCTCTTCAAGTGCTTTTAACACACTTGCAAGTTTATCAGCAACTTCTGATTGATACAATATAGCATCAGCAAGTTCCTTGCCTTTGCGTTCAGCAATCTCTGCTTTCTTGTCTGCATGTAGTTCTTGACCACATGTATAACAAGTTGCATCTTCTAGTTCGGCAATCTCTTTCTCTAACTTCTCTACACTTTTAGTAGCACGTTGTAGTGCAGGCTCGAGTGTGCTCAACTCTTTTCTTAAAGAAGTTATTTTGTTGTTGTGTTCATTCCAGTTAGCCAACTTTTCATGTGCATCTAGTTCAACTTCGATATCTAGTTTTTCAAGTTCGTCAATGCCCGCAGACAATTTTTCTTGGTCTTGTCTACTTTTACTTTGCCATGCACGTTGTCTGCCAGCAAGTGTTTCGATGCTCTGTTGAATCTTTTTATTTGCAGCTTCAATAGCATCAATCTTTAATGTTTCTTCTTTGATAACATCTTTTGTTTGTCTTACTTTTTCTTTTAGTGCATCTGCTTTTTCAGTGAGAATAGTAATGCCAAGTAGCTGCTCAATAATAGCACGTTGATCGTTTGCTCTCATACTAAGGAACGGTTCGGTGTAAGTATTAAGTGCAACAACATGTTTAAACATGTCGTGACTCATATCTAGTAATGCACCAATGTCCTCTTGTGTCTTACGACTGTCACCTTGCGACTCGTCGTGCAACTCATCCTTCTGTTCGTGATTGTTTACATAAAACTTTAAAACATTTGGTGAACGACCACGCTCAATACGATATTGATTGCCGGCTCTTTCAAAGTTAAGAGTAACCAACATGCCCTTGCTGTTAGTTTTGTTAATCAAGTTGTTGCGTTTAATGTTTGTAAGTGCTTGACCGTACAGTGCATACGACAACGCATTAATAATTGTTGTCTTACCTGTGCCGTTTCGCGAACCTGTGTCATCGCCACCTTGGTCTAAGTTCTCTCCAAGTACCAGAGTTAACTGTTCTTTATTAAAATCAATTGCCTGGGTAACATTACCCACACTCATGAAGTTTTTTACTGTTAGGTCTTTAATTTTAATCATGTTAGCTCATTATAAATGTCTAGTAAAAGTTTTTTATCGAACGTCTCGGTGTCGATGGCTTGTATTTCTTTGCTTACAATCTGATCTACACTTTCAAACTGTGCAATATCAAGATCGGAATTCATTTCTTCAAGGTGCTTCTGTGGTATAAGTGTAATCTCACGACATTCATATTGCTCCATGAATGTTTCTTTAATGAAACTAGCCTCTTCGTAGCTAATATCAATATCAAGTGTTACTCTCATGTACATGTTTGGTTTGATAAGTGTATCTTTCTCGTCAATCAACTGACTTAGTTTAACTGTACGATACTTAGGACAGTCCGGCCAGTTAATATACAGTGGCTCGGCGTTGTTCTCTTTGTCGAGTACCATCATACCTCGGTCATCGTCCCACGTGTCGGCATAGTTGTGTGGAAACGCATTACCAATGTAATGTACTTTACCTTGCTTCTGGCGTTTGTGGAAATGTCCACTGAACACATACTCTTGGTTCTTAAAGTGTTCAGCTTTTAATTCTCCGTGGTCGGGCATTTGTACCATAGCGTTCATATAAAACGATGGGAGTTCGAAGTGACCAAACAAGTATTTTGCTTTTAACTTTTCAATCTTCTTCCACTCGTCGCCAACTAGCCACGGAACCAGTGCAACATCGTCTTCGACCATCATTTGATCTATTACGGTAATGCCTGGTATGTGCCTTGCAAACTCGGTTGATGAAATATCTCTGTTGTCTTTGTAGTATAAGTCGTGGTTACCAGCAAACATATAGAACTTTTCAAACGCTTTGCCAAGTTTTTCTAATAGTCTAATGGTTGTACCCATAGTTGTAAGGTTAAGACTGTTGCGATTATGATGCCAGTCGCCACAAAACAACCCAGTCTCACACCCATGAGCCTTAGCTTGTTCAATGTACCAGTCGATATAGTCTTCGCAGTCCTGATTATGGACTTTGCTGTTACCTTTCATACCTAAGTGTATGTCAGTAAACACTGCTGCTTTTTTAAACAAGCTATTCTCCATTTCTTGTATATTATAAACTAGATTATTAAAGGATGCAACCTATTTCTTTTCTTCACGCTTAACAGCAGCTTCCCATTCGCCTGCGTGTAGTCTTGTATGCGAAGGATCTAACCCGTTTTGCTCTAAGATGTCGTCGCGAATGTTTTGATTACGTTTTTCGATGTTGATAACACGAACAAAACTGTTAGTAACTGCTGCTGTGTAGTATGCAAACGGATTATCTGACTTAGATTCGTCAAACTGTAAGCCAATCTGTGCTAACTGTAGGATAGCTTGTCCACGCATTTCGTCATTGTATGTATAACCACGAACATTGCCACGAGTAGCATAGCGATCGCACAGTTTCATCCACATACTTGCAAGTGTTCTAGTTGCCATTCCGTGAGTTTTGCTAAAACAACCGTTTTCCATACCACCTTCCCAATGACTTTTGCCTACACATACAAGATTGTCTTCGTCGTCAAACTTATAATGCATAAAGGGAGGAAAGTTTAGCTTGGTTTTATGATCTGCTACTGTTTTTGGGTTCTTTTTACGTCCGGGTTCTTCAGGAATATGGTCAAACGTCATAACACGGAAGATTAGTTCATTCTTTTCCATAGTTCTATAATCTACTTCAAACTCTGCCATCTTTACCTTCTGACCAGCAGCCTTTGCAGCTTCGTAAGCACGAGAACCTAGTAGTTTTGCCTTGTTTCTCTTTGCTTCTGCAATAGTTCTGATGTTGATCTTGCTCACATCCGGCAAGATAATGTCATGATCTGCATATTCTGGCGCAACATAGCTACAAAATGTTGCTTTACTCTTATGAATCTCTTTTAACATGTCTTTATTGTTGAGATAGTTAACTTTTCTGGCCATTTATAGACTCCTTTAATTTATTATAATATACATACATTATTTTGTCAACTAAATACTATGTAGGAGATATAAATGGCCCATAATACTAAACAAAGTGTTCCATCGTACACTGAAAACAACAGACAACAGAATTCGAGACAGGAATCTTATAACAGAAATAACTTTTTAAAGCAAGCTCGGCTTGGAGACTTACTTGCCGGTGCTGAACCTACTGCACAGTCTGTAACTACTGCTCGGTTTGCTCCTACTAACGATGCAGTACCGGACTGGCGTGTTAAAATAAAGGTTCCTTTTATATCAACGTTTAAAAGTAGTGCTATACTAGCACCTTTGTACAACACAGACGGCTTTGCAGTGTTCCCGGTCACTCCTGATATAACAATGTCTACCACAGCCAGCTACGATTCATTAACTCCTACACACAGTAACTATGGATTTCCTCAGTATGTTAACAGTAACCACGAAGATATAACAATTGCTGGACAGTTTCCGGTACAAACAGAAGATGATGGCCAGTATTGGGTGGCTTGTGTACACTTTTTTAGAAGTTTAACAAAGATGTTTTACGGAGAGAGCAGCGAAAAGGGTGCGCCACCGCCTGTTGTTAAACTCAGCGGATATGGAGACTATGTTTTAAACAATGTTCCGGTGGTAGTAACTAACTTTAGTTTTGCTTTACCAAATGATGTTGATTATATTAAGGTTAATACAACAAAATACGGCGATTACGCATCTACATACCAAATGGTTCCTACAAATAGCTTATTAAACGTCATAGTCAGACCAACATACAGTAGAAGTAAGATTTCTAGCTTTAATATGGACGAGTTTATTAATGGCAACCTAGCAAATAAAGGATTTATCTAATGGCAACCTATGGAAAAACAAGTCCGTATGCAAATACAAAAGTTTCACCTGCTGGAGAGCTGGATATACTGTCAATAAGACCTATTCCAGCAGAGGATGATGATGTTCTTTATACTATTATGCCGCAATATTCAAATAGACCAGATTTATTAGCACATGACCTGTATGGCAGTAAAAATCTATGGTGGGTGTTTGCACAACGTAACATGGAAACACTAAAAGATCCTGTATTTGACTTTGTAGCAGGCACAGAGATATTTTTACCTAAAAAATCAAAACTTAAACCAGGGTTAGGCATCTAATGGCAATCGAAACCAACAGTTTACATCAGTTTTCTAGTTTTAATACTATTTTTACGCTTTCTTGTTTAACAAGAGATGAAATAGCTGTGCCTAACGAAACTTATAGAGCATATGGTCCGCAAAATGTTATACTTAGAAGCGGAGGAGGCGCAGGCGACAACAAAGTTACTACAGTGTACGAAGATGTTATTGGCGGCAAGCTCGAATACTTTATTGATAACGTTAGTATTGATGCATTGTGTGTTCCAAATACAAAATCTCGCAGTACAAATGCTACATTTGTTACTTTTCAAGTATCTGAACCATATAGCATGGGGTTATTCCTTGAAACATTGCAGATCGCTGCAACTATGAGCGGATATCAGAACTATGCAAACGCTCCTTTTATGTTATCAATGGAGTTTATTGGATATGACGACGATGGTGACGTTATAGTTACTGAATCTGGACTAAATCTACGTAGAGACATTCCTTGTAAACTTACAAATGTAGAGTTTGACGTAGGAGCCGGAGGAACAACGTACCAAGTAGAAGCTCTTCCATGGAATGAGCAAGCATATCTTGATGATGTAGTAGGTATACCAGTTGATGTAGCATTAACTGGTAATAGTATTGAAAAGTTATTACAAAGTGGTGAGCAATCGCTAGTTACTATTATTAATGGCTTCTTCGGTGAGCTCAAAAATGCAAATCAAACAGCAGAAGCAAAGGAATATGTTATTACATTTCCAAACGACATTGCAACAGATGTTAATCCTGCTAGACAAGCAAACACAACCGGCGGAGGAGCTACCACAAAGTCAAATGGCGGTGGCAGAGGCAATGGTATTTTTGGTGCAGTAGCAGCTGGAGTAGTAGGAGGCGTTATAGGCGGCCTTGCAAATGGCAACAGTCTAAAGAACAGTTTTCAGAATAGTGCAGCTGGAGCAGTAGCAGGTGCCTTAGGCGGCTCTTTGGGCAGCATAGGCGGCGCAGCAGGCGGTTTATTAGGTGGACTAGCTGGCGGATTTGATAAAAGTCTTGGAGGAATGCTTACTAACTTTAAAGCAGGAAACGTACAAGGCTTATTTGAAAGTATAAGTGGATTTCTAGGATCTCAAGCCCCACAAAACTTTGAATCCTTCCTAAGTATGATAACAGGACAGATATTAACTAAGAGTTCTATAGGCGATCAGTTGTCAAAAATAGCACAATCTCCTGGTAGTTTAAACCCTATTGGTCAGGCAAGACTTATTGATGGGTTTGAAGAAAGTGGTACAGTACCTATGGCACAAACCGGCCAGGTGTACGACAGTAAAAATAAAGTTTTCACTAGAGCCAAGAATACAATAAGCAATGACGAGCGAGTTTTTAGTTACAGCAAAGGAACTTCGATGGTAAAAATCATCGAAGATGTTATTTTGTCAAGCAGTTGGGGTAAAGAAATAAAAGATCGAGCACCTGATGAAAACGGTATGATTCCAATGTTTAGAATTGATGCAGAATCGTACTTAAAACCTAACTCAACACAAGAAAATGTGTTTGGTACTGATGCAACAGTAACGCATTATAAAGTTGTAGAGTATCTAGTTCATAGTAGTCACTTACAAAATCCAGGGCAAGCTGGTATCTCGTATGCTCCGCTAAGACAGCAAGCAAAAAAAGAATACAACTATATATACTCTGGTGCAAACACTGATATTATTGACTTTGACATAAACTTTAGAGCATCGTTCTTTCAGTTTATTCAACCTGATGTATCTCAAGGCAGTTTAGATGCAAAAACTGGAGGAACACAGTTTAAAGTATTACAACAAACTCCGGAGCAGCTAGGACTAACTATTACCCCGTCTGGATCAAACAGTTTTACAGGATTAGCAACACAAGCGTTTGGTCCTGCAATGAGTACACAAGGATTTGGAGGAGCAGGCATTGACAATAGTAAAATACGATGGGCTAGACAGTTTCATGATCAAATACTAGGAAGTGGTAGTATGGATCTTGTGGAAGTAAGGTTAACAATACTTGGCGATCCGTATTTTATTGTAGACAGCGGAATGGGAAACTGGACAGATGCACCGGGCGATTTAAACAGTACTGCAAATGGACAAATAGATTATCAACGCAGCGAGTCAGATGTTATTTTAAACTTTAGAACACCCATTGACTACGATCCTAACACAGGCGGAATGATATTTCCTGAAGATACAGTACCAGTTACGCAGTTTAGTGGATTGTATAGAGTAACAGCTATTGAAAACCGTATTCAACGAGGAAAGTTTACACAAGAACTTACATTATTAAGACGCAGAGGTCAACCAGAAGATACTAATACTGCTGGAACAAGCGATCAGGCATTTAAAGTTAAAGATGCAGGCCCTGGCGATCAACTAAACACTGGATTTAACTAAGGATATTAAATGGTAAATCAAACAGGACAAATCAAACCAGAACAGTCTAGATCAGTAGACACCGGCCAGTCAACTAGTAATGCCGGACCGTATTTGGCAAGAGTTATTAAACATGCCGATCCTTTATACTTAGGTGCATTAGAAGTTGAGTTGTTAAAGATCAGCGATGCTGGCGGAGCAGGAGAAACACTAGGACAAACTTCTATTGTTTATTATGCAAGTCCGTTTTATGGTGTGACAGGAGCACAACACTTAGGAAAAAACGATAGTTATTCAAACACACAAAAAAGTTATGGCTTTTGGGCAATCCCTCCAGATCCAGGAACGTTAGTATTGTGTACATTTGTTGAAGGAAGCAGAGAGTTTGGATATTGGTTTGGGTGTGTGCCAGAAAGAGGCATGACATTTATGTTACCAGGCGGACAGCCTGCAACAGAACAGCTTACACCAGGAAATATCCCAAAAGAGTTAAAGGGTAAAAAGTTACCAGCCGGTGAATACAATAAAAAAACAACAAAAGCACAAACAAACAATCCTGTAAAATATAAAAGACCAGTTAATGATGATTTTTTAGCACAGTTACAAGAACAAGGTTTAGTTGAAGACGATATTAGAGGTATAACAACTAGTAGTGCTCAGCGTGAGTACCCTAGTGCAGTTATTGGAATCAGTAGTCCTGGACCTGTTGATAAAAGAGGTGGATCTCCACAAGGTAGAATTGGATTAAAAGAAAGTCAAGCAACTGTTCATACTAATCGCTTAGGAAGCAGTAGTTTTGTTATTGACGACGGCGATGATAAACTAATAAGAGAAGGCTCGCCTTCTGATACTCCTTACAAATACCTAAACAAAGAAGCAAGCGAAGCTGGCGGCGATGTTACTAGACCTGCAAACGAAATGATCAGATTTAGAACTAGAACCGGCGCCCAAATAATGATTAATACTAGCGAAGACTTGATTTATATTAATAACAGTCAAGGAACTGCATGGATTGAAATGACCAGCAACGGAAAACTTGACGTTTATGCAAAAGATAGTATTAGTTTTCACACAGAAACAGATTTTAACTTTGTAGCAGACAGAGATATTAACTTTGAAGCTGGTAGAAACATTAATATGATTGTAAATGGAAGTATATATCAAAGTGCAGCAGTTAACTTAGAAATAAAAGTAGGTGCTAACGGCAATATTTCGGCCGGCGGAGAGATCAATGCCAAAAGTGGCGGTGCCTTTAAAAATACTGCCGGAGGAGACTTTTCTGTTGGAGCAGCAAATACAACAATCTCTGGGGGTGATATCAATCTCAATGGCCCAGCAGCAGAAGCAGCAGCAGATGCAGTTAAAGCAAAGTTTCCGCAACGAGTTCCGCAGCACGAACCGTGGCAAGGGCACGAAAACTGGAACCCACTTGAAACAGCTCCTGATAAAACAGAAGCAGTTGATACAGAAAGCCAAGATATACACATGGAAGAACGTCCAGTACACACTGACAGAACTCCTATAAACGATCTATAATAAATACTAATAGGAGCACACCATGACAGCATTTAGAATAGATAATTCACAACTCTTACCACCTACTATAAGAGAATCGATATCACGAGGTGCTGCTGGAATAAATCAGATTGCAGCAGGAGCACCATTGCCAACGGTTGCATTAGTAGGCGGTATTGTTGGCGGATTAAATTCAGGAAATCTGCGAGGCGTTGTTGAAGGTGCAGCAGGAGCGTTAATTGGAAATGCACTATCAGGACCTCTTGCAAGTGCAGCCGGTGCATTGCAAGGTATTACTAATCCTGCTGCATTTGTTGAAAACTTAGGATTTGTTTCACCTAGTACACTTGCAGCTGGAAACGTAGCAGGTATTGCTTCAGACAGAGTTACTATCCAAACCGGTGCACCGGGCACAGATACATATTCAGGAACAACAAACGCAGAAAACCCATCAACATTACGTACAGAAATAATTGACGCAACTACTAATACAGTTGAGCTAATGAAAGATAGCTTTTTGCAAGGATTGCAAGGTGGATTAAGTAGTTTGATAGGCAGCGGACTTGCTGGCATATTAGGAAACCTTCCAGGTGTAATGGGAAACTTGTTATCAAGTACAGGATTATCAGGCGCATTAGGTAGTGCGTTAGGAGCAATAGACGGTGCATTAGGTAATGCATTGGGCGCAGTGTCTGGCGCATTAGGCGACATGGCAGGAAAACTTGCAAATGGATTAGGTGCAGCAATATCGAGCATACCAGGAGTAGGTCCAGTATTTGGCCAGTTTACAAAAGGTATAGGTGAGTTTACTAAAAACTTAACAGGTGCATTAAATGGATTGCCTCCTAATCTTAAAGGAGCGTTATCCAATGCTGCATTCAACGTTGGTGCAAACTTAGTTGGAAAGTTAACAAATAAGTCTAATATAACTTCGTCAGTTGGAAAAAATATTGCAAATAAAATATTATTTAATGATGATCCGCGAGCACAACTAAACAACATGGCTAACTTAGCAAAACAAATAGATAGAAAAACTTTTAAAAACACAAACGACCCAGCTTTTGCAGACATGGCATCAGCCTGTAAAAAATGTGCAAAACAGTTTGGTACTAGATTAGTCAAAAAGAACAGCTTATACGGTATAAGCATCAAACAACAAGTAGAAGAAGAAACAGTACTAGGCGTTGTAGTAAATGGGCAAGTATTTACAATGCGTTCAACAGAATTTGATAGGCTAACAGCATTAACACCTGAAACTCAATCAGTTGAATTATCAAAATTTTCAGCAGCGAGCCAGTCGGCATTTGCTGCATTAAGAGCAGGATAAATACAGTATGGCCGCAAATGAAAAATCACTTTACAAGAATATTACAGTATCCGGATTAGGAAAAGAACAATCACCGGTTGTATCTAAGCAATATCGTGGTATAAGCACCGTGGCTAATCCTAGCGGATTTAACTTATACGATATTCAACTAATCAAGCAAGACATTATAAATCATTTTCATATACGTCAAGGCGAAAAGTTAAGTGATCCAACGTTTGGCACTATTATTTGGGATATCCTATTTGAACCATTTACAGATGATCTAAAACAACTTATCATTGAAGACATAACTGAAATTATAAACTACGATCCACGAGTATCAGTCAATAGTATTATTGTCGATTCTTACGAAAGCGGCATACAAATAGATTGTTCCTTAACTTATCTTCCTTACAGTATTAGCGAAAGTATGCGCATCAAGTTTGATCAGACCAATGGTTTAATTTAAAGTACGCAGTTTTTTACTTCAGGTAAATATAGTATAGAAGTGAGGAACGGCGAATGTCAACGACAGACAGGCAAAACAGACTGCTACTAGCAGAAGACTGGAAGACAATATATCAAAGTTTTAGATATGCAGATTTCCAAAGTTATGACTTTGATAATCTACGTAGAACTATGATCAGTTACATTAGAGAAAACTATCCAGAAGATTTCAATGATTACATTGAATCTAGTGAATATCTTGCGCTCATTGACATGATTGCATTTTTAGGCCAAAACCTCGCTTTCCGTACAGACCTAAATGCAAGAGAAAACTATATTGAGACTGCCGAACGTAGAGAAAGTATTCTCCGTTTAGCAAGACTTATTAGTTATAATCCGAATAGAAACATTCCAGCAAACGGATTGTTAAAGATTGAAAGTGTTAGTACCACAGAAGATGTTGTAGATGCAAATAATAACAACTTGTCTAATCAGACTATTATATGGAATGATCCTACAAACTCTGATTGGTACGAACAGTTTATTAAGATTTTAAACGCATCATTACCTGCTAACTCAACGTTTGGCCGTCCAGTTAAAAAATCTACTATTGACGGCGTAACAACTGAACAGTATAGATTTAGTGCAAGGAATACAGATTTACCTTTGTATAGTTTTACAAAGACTATTGATAATAGTTCTCGTAAGTTTGAAATAGTTAGTACAGGCGTTAACACTGACACTAATAGCATTTACGAAGAAGAGCCATTCCCTGGAAACAAACTAGCGTTTCTTTATAGAGACAATGGGCAAGGAGCAGGCAGTTCAAATAGTGGATTCTTTATGCACTTTAGACAAGGCACATTACAAAGTAATACTTTCTCAGTAACTAACCCTGTTCCTAATACAACTGTAAACATTGACAGTGATAATATTAACAATAGTGATGTGTGGCTTTATAAGCTAGACAGTAACGGCAATGAAGATGCACTATGGGAAAAAGTAGAAAACGTTGAAGGTAATAATATTGTTTATAACAGTGTTACCAAAGGCATCCGTGATTTATATAGTGTATTAAGCCGTGTTAATGATAGAATAAGTCTTATCTTTAGTGACGGCACATTTGGCACTTTGCCAAAAGGCGACTTTAAAGTATATTACAGAACATCGGCCAATGCACAGTTTAATATTAATCCTTCTGACCTAACAGGTATACAAATACAACTACCATATATCAGTAAAAATAACTCTGCAGAAACACTTAGCATTATTTTAGAACTACAATCAGTTGTTTCAAATGCAGACAGTGCAGAATCAAACGAAAGCATTAAGACTAATGCACCGAGTACATATTATACTCAGAATCGTTTGATCACTGGCGAAGATTATAACATTGGTCCATTGGGTGTAAGTCAGCAAATCATTAAAACTAAAAGTATAAACAGAACCAGTAGTGGTATAAGTCGTTATTACGATTTAAGAGATGCAACAGGCAAGTACAGTAATACTTTAATGTTTGGTGACGACGGCAGTATTTTTACCGAAGCCTTAAAAAATAAGTTTAGTTTTAGTTTCACGTCAAAAACAGATATCGAAGCAACTATTAATAATCAAATTTTAGCTATAATCAAAGAAACACAAACAAAAAACTTTTATTATAAAAACTTTAACAGGAATACAAGTATTTCAGAACTAAGTTATACTTGGTCGGCAACAACAAATGATACTAATCAGAGTACTGGTCTTTTTAACGATCAATATAACATTCCTGAAGCAGTATCTAGTTTTACAGCAACTACTATGCGAGCTGTAAGTCCAGGAAGTTTGATTAAGTTCATACCACCTACTGGATACCACTACGACAAAGACAATCAACTTGTACAAGGTGCAGTCTCTAAACTCGGCGACAAGGAATACATTTGGACAAAGGTTATAAGTGTATTTGAAAATGGAACAATAGCAGCAATTGGTAGCACAGTAGGTCCTGTTGTGTTAAATGACGAAGTTCCTACTAACAGTAAACTTGTTGAAATTATTCCAGTATTGAATAATACTATTGTTAACGATACACTATCGCAAATGGTAGATCAAGTATTTGCATTTAGAACATTTGGTTTGCGCTATGATGTAGAAACAACTAACTGGAAAGTTATTACAAACAGCAATCTTGATAAAACTAGTGCATTTGACACAGGTAAAACAGGTGACTCTACAGGTACAAACCAGGATTCTAGTTGGGTATTCTTATTTGAAACAAATGGCGAAACATATACTGTAACAAGTCGTGCTTTAAGATATGTATTTGAAAGTGATAAACAAATACGTTTCTATTTTGATGGCAACGACAGAATCTATGATAGTAAAATAGGAAAGATTGTAACAGATACAATCAGCATTTTAAGTAACAACAACAAACCAGATGTATTAACACCATTTAATCAAGATTGGAAATGGCAAGTTGTTAAAGAATATAGAACAGCCGAAGGTTATGTAGACAGTAAAAAACTAGAAATAGGATTTATTGATAGCGATGCTGACGGTGTAATAGATGATCCAGATTTGTTTACAAATATTGTTGCACCTACAACTCTTCCAAGTACAAAATATATTTTTGCTAAAAAGTTTATGAAAAACAATACAGAAACATTTGAATACATTAGTGCAGTAACAGAAAAGATTCAAGTCAAAACAACTGAAGCAGCCATTGGCTCATATAGTTCTTATGATGCTGCAACAATATTCTACATTAGTAGTACAGATGTATTTAAAAAGTTTAACGCTACCCAAACTGCATTAGAGTTATCAATTGATTACAAAGCATATACTGGCAGAGACAATATTAGGTTTGATTACAGACATGCGGCTGCTGAAAATCGTCGTATTGATCCAAGCAGTAGCAACATTATTGACTTGTATCTATTAACAAAGACATACGATGTAGAATACAGAAAGTATCTTAGAGGTGATAATGCAGTTATGCCATTAGCACCTAGTAGTGATTCATTGTTCTTAGACTTTGGATCGTCTATTAATAAGATTAAGTCAATAAGTGACGAAATAATTTACCACCCAGTAAAGTATAAATCATTATTTGGTTCAAAGAGCGATACAGATGTACAAGCAACATTTAAAATAGTAAAAAATGCCTCTCGTGTTGTGAATGACAACGATATTAAATCAAGAGTTATTGATAGTATTAATGAATTCTTTGCATTAGAAAACTGGGACTTTGGCGAAACATTTTATTTTAGTGAACTAGCAGCATATATAATGAAACAAGTTGCACCCGATGTTAGCAGCATTGTTCTTGTACCTAAGAGCGAAGCACAGTCATTTGGTAGTTTGTATGAACTAAAAAGCGAAAATGATGAAATATTAATCAGCAGTGCTACTGTTAGTGATATTGAAATTATAGACAGCATTACAGCATCAAGGCTTAAAGCAACAGCAAAAGTTATCACTAGTGAAGACGTATTAAATACAGGAGTACAAAGTTCGAGTACTTCGACCACGACCATTACCGAAGGAAATAGTTAATAATGGCATACAACGATGATCAAAACGAATATCCTGTTCCAGGAAACTCTAACGTAAAGAGAACATCAGCTTCATTACTGCCGAGATATTTTAGAACTAATGCAAATAAAAAGTTCCTTGGAAGCACAGTTGATCAGTTAACTAATCCGGGCGTTGTTGAAAAAATAAATGGCTTTGTAGGACGCAGAGAAGCAAAAGCAGTAACTATTGATGACAACTATATTAGTGATATTAATGCACTTAGAGAAGATTATCAACTTGAGCCATATGCTATTGTACAAGACGATATTGAAAATGTAGAGTTTGATGCCGACTACTTAGATATCTTAGGACAGATATCAGCCTTTGGCGGCAATACTACTAATCATAATAAACTTTTTGAGCAAGAGTTTTATGCATGGAACCCACATATTAACTTTGACAAGTTTACTAACTTTAGAGAGTACTATTGGCTACCAAATGGCCCACAAGACGTTCCAGTACGAGGACAAGGGTTGGCAGTAACTAGTACATTTACTATTGAAACAGTAGTAGATGATAACAATACTGCATATATTATTTCTCCAGATGGTATAACAAGAAATAAAAGCATCAAGTTATATAGAGGTCAGACATATAAGTTCGAAGTTAACGTTCCTGGCCATCCTATTAGTATTGCAACTGCTAGACAAAAGCAAGTTATGTATTCAAAAGATAGTACCTTAGTTAGTACACTGTATCAAGAAGGTGTTACATTAACACACGATCAGTTAGATGATTCTCTTGTTAATAGTTCTGATTATTTAGAAGAAGGCTTCATTGAAAACGGCATACTTGAATTTACTGTTCCTGCAGATGCACCTGACAACTTATATTATGTTAGTCAACTTGACATTAACAACAGTGGCGCATTTAACATTTTTGATATTGAAGAAAGTAGTGCTATTGACGTAAGCGAAGAAATTATTGGAAAGAAAACATATACAACAATTGATGGTTGGGCCCTTTCTAATGGAATGAAAGTTTACTTCCAAGGTAATGTAACACCTGCAAGTTACGAACAAGGATTGTACTATGTTGAAGGAGTAGGCAACGCTATTAGTTTAGTCCCGGTTGGCAACTTAGAAGTCCCTGCTATCTTTACACAAGATACCCAAGTGCCGTTTGATGCAAATGGGTTTGATCGTGTTCCATGGAGCGATGCAAGAAGTTATGCAGGATCAAAAGATTATATCTGTATAGACAGACGTGATTCTAGTAGAAACGCATGGGCAAGATATAACCGTTGGATACATAAATCAGTTATTGAAAAAAGTGCAGAAATTAATAACCAACCAGTTGTATTAGATCAAGCAGCAAGGGCCAAACGTCCTATTATTGAGTTTGAAGCAAACTTGCGTTTATGGAATCATGGCAATACAGCAAAACTAAATGTAAATCTAGTTGACACATTTACTAAAGATGTATTCAGTACTATCGAAGGTACTTCTGGTTATAATGTTGATGGAATAGATTTAGTTGATGGGATGCGTATTTTATTTACAGCAGATCCGGATAGTTTTGTAAATGGTAAGATCTATGAAGTTAAGTTTATTACTCATACTAATACTACACAAATAAGTCTAGTTGAAACTACAGACACCGATCCAATACTAAACGAAACAGTTCTAGTTAAAGACGGAACAAAAAATGCTGGTAAAATGTATTGGTACAACGGTACCAATTGGAAACTAGCCCAAGACAAAGTAGGATTAAATCAAGCACCAAAGTTTGACTTGTTTGACAGCAGTGGAAATAGCTTAGGCGATGCTACTGTTTATGACTCAACTGATTTTGCAGGAAACAGACTGTTTAGTTATAGAGTTGGCGAAGGCGCAAATGATGCTGAACTAGGATTTCCTCTTACATATAAAAACTTTGTAAATATCGGTGATATAGTTTTTGATTTTGGACTTCTTAATAGTACATACCAGTATAAAGTTTCAGGTGTTTTTAAATCTGTAAGCAGTGATATTTTCTATTTGCAATCATTTAATCAAAATGTTATTTCTTATTCTAACGCATGGCAACGTGCTAATGTAAAAAGCCAGCAATATGTAGTAAGAAGATTTACAGGACAGGAATTTTTAAACAAGTTTCCTATTGATGTTTATAATCACAGTGCAAGTCTAACAGATTTAATAGTTCGAGTTTATGTTAACAATGAATACAAAGTTGATTATACATTTGTAGATGAAAACAATATTCGTAAAGTTGTACTTCCTACAGATATAGGATTTAATGACATTGTTGTTATTAAGACTAAAAGTATAGCTGATAAAAATAACAACGGTTATTATGAGATTCCACACAACTTTGAAAGAAACCCATCTAACAATAACATTATAGAGTTTACACTAGGCGAAGTAAACGACCATGTCGAAGGACTTGTTACAGAAGTAGAAGCATTTACTGGTGCGCAACCAGGTGTTGGCAACCTTAGAGATTTAGGTTCACTTGCACAATATGGAAGAAAGTTTGTACAGCATAGTGGCCCAGTTAACTTACCATTATATCATTTGGTAAACAAAAATGCAAATGTAGTCAAGTCTATTAGATATGCGTTAAATGAATACACTAAGTTTAAAAGACAGTTTATTCAAGTTGCTACCGAAAGTGCATTTCAAGGAACAGTAAAAGATTATGTAGATTTTATCTTTAATGAACTAAACAGTGCAAAAACTTCAACGATGTCGTTTTACAGTACTGACATGGTAGGCACAGGCGGAAGTAAAAAGATTGAATACGAAATCTTAGATAGTAGATTAACAGTGTATGCATTGAGTAATATGTTTAGTCCAACTACTATTAGTAATAAAGCACTTTATGTATATTTAAACGATGTACAACTAATACACAATGTAGATTATACATTTACTGGCACAGGATTTGTTGATATAAGTGCAACACTAACCAATGGCGATGTTTTAGTTATACACGAATATGATAATACTGAAGGTAGTTTTGTAGCACCTACTCCTACTAAAATAGGAATGTTCCCTGCATATGCTCCTGAAAAGTTTTACGACACTTCGTATGCAACTCCGGTATATGTTATAAGAGGTCATGACGGCAGTATTACATTAGCATACAATGATTATAGAGATGACTTGATCTTAGAACTAGAAAAGCGCATTTATAACAACATAAAAGTAGTATACAATCCTGATATTTTTGACATCAATGATATTGTAGGCGGAGTTGATAGAAATACTAAAATACCATCAGCTGACATCGACAACATCTTAATCAAAGATTTTATTGACTGGACTAGTATTGCAAAAGTATCCGATTATACTAAAAATGATTTTGTAGTACAAGGATCTCCTTTTACTTACAACTATAATGGAAGTACAAATGATCGCAATGAAGCTGTACCGGGTTTTTGGAGAGGCATTTATAGACATGCGTTTGACACTGATCGTCCTCACACACATCCTTGGGAAATGCTCGGGTATGGTACAAAGCCAACTTGGTGGGAAACAGTTTACGGACCGGCACCATACACCCGCGATAACTTAATACTATGGACAGATTTACAAAACGGCGTTATTAGACAACCAGGTAAAACAGTGTTAAGAAACAAAAAATATGTAAGACACAACTTGTTAAATCATATTCCTGTAACTGAAAATGGCCAACTGTTGTCTCCGTTGGAAAGTGGTTATGTTACAAACTTTAGCTTTTCTGTACAAAGCCAACAACTGTTTAAGTTTGGAGACGAAGCACCAACAGAAACTGCATGGAGAAGAAGCAGTGGATATCCGTTTAGTTTAATGATTGCAGCTTTGTTAACAAAACCAGCATACACAATGGGTGTTGGATTTGACAGAAGCCGTATTCAAAGAGACGTTGCAGGAAACTTAGTTTATAGTCAAACTGGAAAAAGAATTGATACTGCAAACTTAGTATTTCCTAAAGTAGGAACTAACATCAGTGGAGGATTTGTAAACTACATCAGTGAATATATTAACTCAAACTCCCAATATCCTTATACTACATATGTAGATAACTTAACAAGACTAACAAACAAGTTAGGATTTAAACTTGCTGGATTTGCAGAAAAGAATAAACTAAAGCTAGTATTAGACAGTAAAACTCCTTTAAACAAAGGCAATATTTTTGTACCTGATGAAAACTATAATATTATTTTAAGAACATCGAGTCCGCAAGATATTGTTATATACAGTGGTGTTATTGTTGAAAGAACTAGCAAAGGTTATAAGATCTCGGGTTATGATAAAGATCAACCATACTTTAAATATTACCCTGCAATAGAAAATGCTAGTGATCCGTTTATAAATGTCGGCGGCATTAGTGAGAGCTTTATTTCGTGGGCAGAAGACAAGTTTCTTGTTGCTGGAAAAACTGTTAGATACAACAATAGATATTACAGAGTGAATGTTAATCATAATACAGGATCTTCCTTTGATTCTAGTTTGTATTCAGCATTACCTGAGCTACCTATCACAGGCGGCAAAGGCGCAAACTTTAAAAAAGCATTTCAAACACAAACTGCAAAACTTGACTACGGAACAATATTATTAGATTTGCAACAAGTAGTTGACTTTTTGCTAGGATACCAAACACACTTAAAATCTTTAGGATTTAAGTTTGATTATTTTAATAAAACAACAGAAGCAGTTGAAAACTGGCAGCTTGCTGCAAAAGAGTTTTTATTCTGGACAACACAAAACTGGGCAAATAGTAGTACACTGACATTAAGTCCTGCTGCCAATCGTGTTGTATTTGAAAAAGATTTTTATGTAGTAGATAACATTTATGACAATCAGTATGATTTAGCAGTTCTTAATCAAAACGGAAATGCAATTACAAAAACACGTTCGAGTATTTACAGAGACAATACTAATATGTTTAATATTACATCAGAATCAGAAGGCATTTACCTTATTAAGTTGCCGCTGATACAAAAAGAACATGTTGTACTTATTGACAACACAACAGTATTTAATGATACAATCTATGTTCCTGAAACTGGATATAGACAAGAGCGCCTAAATGTAGTAGGTTATAGAACTGATGACTGGAATGGTAGTTTAAATATTCCAGGCTTTATTTACGATGATGCCAAAGTTACTACTTGGGAAAGTTATAAAGATTATAAAACAGCAGAACTTGTAAAGTTTAAAGAGTTTTATTATTCAGCAAGATTTGCACACAGTGGAACACAAGATTTTGTTTACGGAAACTGGAACAGACTAAACAGTAAACCAAAAAGTCAGTTATTACCAAACTGGGATTATAGAGCAAATCAGTTTGCAGATTTTTATGACTTAGATACTGATAACTTTGACAGTGAGCAGCAAAGACTTGCACAGCATTTAATTGGCTATCAAAAGCGCGAATACCTTGGTAACATTATTCAGGATGATGTAAGTCAGTACAAGTTTTATCAAGGATTTATTCAAGACAAAGGTACATCAAATGCTATTACAAAACTATTTGATAAACTAGGTTCAGCAAATCAAGACAGTGTAGAATTGTATGAAGAATGGGCAGTACGTGTTGGTCGTTATGGTGCAACAAACAGTTTTGACGAAGTTGAGTTTGCATTAGACGAAAGTAAGTTTAGAATTGAACCACAGCTTATTGAGTTTGTAGAAACAGTAAATTCTACTCGTACAGACTTAGTATATCAGTATCCAAGAAAAGATGTATATCTTTCACCTGCAGGCTATACACATACATCATTGCCGTTAACATCGAGCACCAACGAATATTCTAAAACTGCTGGGTATGTTACATTGGATCAAGTTAACTTTTTAACAACAACATTAAATGATGTTTTAGTATTAGATGTTGACAGTGTTGATATTGGAAGTTATATTTGGGTTCCAAAAGCTGGACAAACTTGGAATGTATACAAACACGTTGTTGCACCAATACGTATTCAGTCTATTGAAAAAACCGATCTAGGTTTTAAAGCAACGTTTAATAAACCTATTAGTTTTGTAGACGGCGACATTGTTGGATTTAATAATATTAACAATGATGTTAATGGCTTTTGGATTGTTCAAAACACTGGCTATACAGATATTGAAATACAACTTGATAACCCAATCACAGAAGAGTTTATTGACTTGTCTGATAGCACACTAGGAATAGTAACTCAAATGTCTTCGAGACGAGTTTCGTTACCAACAGACATTAATAATATTACTAAAGTTTACAACTTAGATATCAACGATAGATTCTGGATTGATTCTATTGATGCTGATGGAAACTTTGGCGTATATGACAATAATATTATTCGTAGTTTTAAACAATCTGTTCCTGCACCGACAGCTGGAAATAACTACTTTGGGTATGATGTAGCATTTAGTGGTAGTAACAAAATAATGGCAGTAGGTACGCCAGACATCGACAATGGCAAAGTTTACGTCTATACTAGAAGTAGCGAAGCTATTGACTTTACATTAAAACAAACATTAGAGCCACTAGCAACACATCATGATGCTGGCGATTTTGGTACAAGCGTTGCAGTAACAGATAATGGACAGTATCTATATGTAGGTGCTCCAACTGCTACAAACGTCAAAACAAACTACAAAGGTGTATTAAATCCTGCGTCAAGTTACAACGCAGGCGACATTGTAAGTCAACGAGGTATACTATGGGAAGCACAGCAAACTATAGCTCCAGACAGTAGTACTATTAACTTGTCGAGTCAAGACTGGGCTCTGGTAGAGATATTAACAACAGATGCAACTGCTGATAGCTTTGGTCAATCCGATCAGGGTGTTGTTTATATCTACGAAAGATTATTAGACAGCACGTATCAACTAGTTGATATTATTTTAAGTTCTGTTCCTGCAGGAAACGAAAAGTTTGGTACTGCTATTAAAGTAGTATCTCCAGGAGATTGGGATCACAATCTTGTTATTAGAAGTTTAGCAGACAACGGCAGAGTTTATTTTGTTAACAACAAAGGCATAAATGATGTAAAATCATATGCATATTCAAAAGATACAAACTACAAAGGTGAGTGGCAGACTATTTCTAAATATATTGCAGGCGAAATTGTGTTCTACGATGGCGAACTACGTGAAGCAAATACAACTGTGTTTGCAGGAGATGTGTTTAATGCTAGTCAGTGGGATGTACTTTCTACATATATTGATTATACAGGATTTATTCCTGCTAACTTAAATGAAGTCACTGATATCTTAAACGAAGATAGTAGTTCTTTTGGAAATGCAGCAGAAGTCGGATCTAGTTATGACATTAGTAACAATGCTGAAGTATTAGCACTTGGTGGTATTCAAGACGACGGTGAATATAGAATTGCAATCTACAGAAAATCAAATGGAAGATTTGTATTTGATCAAAATATTGACTCGCCTACTGATCAAGAGTACTTTGGAACATCAATAAGTTTAAACAGTGCTGGCACAAAAATAGCAATCGGCGCACAGATATCCAGCACCAACGGAACGTACAACGGCGCAGTATATGTGTACAAATCAACAAACGGTGAGTTTGCATTAGATCAAACACTTTATGCACCAAACGGTGAACAAAACGAACGCTTTGGTAGTAACGTAAGTTTTGATGTAGATAAACTTGCAGTAACAAGTAGAAACGGCGATACATTTGCATATGTTACACTTGATAACGATACAACATATCTTGATAATAATGCAACTGTACTAACTGACAGTGTTAAAGATAATGGACAAGTTTACATTTATGAAACAATAAATGACGGTCTGGTGTATGCTGAAAAACTATATTCACAAGTTGATATTTCTGATGCAAAAGATCCGTATGGTATTTTAAATAAAAACCACTTGTACATAGTTGCACCTGCACAGCCCAATGGCGATGTATTTGGATTAATACAGGATCATAGATCAGACCTAAACAAAAATGCATGGTCAATCAACAGCCAAGGCGAGCAGCACGTAGACGTTGATAAAATCAAAGGTGTTTGGTTATATGATAAAACAACAAATGATTTAATCACATATCTTGATTATATCGATCCTATTAGTGGACGTATTGCAGGCCCTGCAGAACAAGAACTTACTTATAAGTTGTATTACGATCCGGCAGTTTACAACATCGGCAGTACCGATACAGGAACAGCAGATCTTTGGGGTAGTCATCAAGTTGGAAAACTTTGGTGGGATCTTAATGCTGTAAAGTGGTACAATCCTTATCAAGGAAATATACAATACAAATCAAACACATGGAATCAAATTGTTCCTGGATTTAGTGTTGATGTTTACGAATGGGTGCAAAGTGATTTATTACCGAGTGAATGGGACAGCCTAGCAGATTCAACAGAAGGCTTATCAACTGGCATAAGTGGCTTGAGTTTATACAGCGATGATTCATATGTAAGAGCTAGAGTATACGACACAGTGTCAAATACATTTATACCAACATATTACTTCTGGGTTAAAAATAAGAATACTATTCCAAACACATACGGAAGACGTATTAGTTCTTTTGATGTTGCACAGTTGATTGCAGATCCATCAGGACAAGGTTATAGATATGTTGCATTGCTTGACAATAAAAAGTTTGCATTGCACAATGTTAAAAATCTTATAAAAGATACAGATACTATTTTACATGTTGATTACTTTATTCAAGACAATGCAGAAAACAAGAATATTCACAGTGAGTATGCATTAATAGTTGAGGGGTTAGCATCGAGTAAGCCAAACAACGACATTGTTAACAAATGGGTTGATAGTTTAGCTGGATATGATACTCACGATAATGTATTACCAGATTTAAATGTTAGTATTGCACAACGCTTTGGTATATTAAATGAACCAAGACAGTCTGTATTTGTTAACAGAACAGAAGCACTCAAACAAATCGTTGAAAGAGTAAATGGTATATTGTCTCAATCTACTATTGTTGATGACTTTGATATTTCGCCTTTGCTTACTTCTGATCCTATCCCTAGTAAGTTTAGTAACCAGTGGGACACACAAGTTGCAAGTGAAGGTTTGCTAAGATTTGTTGGTACTGCTAAGGTATCTCAAGCAAAACTTACTCCTGTTATTGTAGATGGCACTATTACAAGTGTTACTATTACAGATACAGGTAGAGGTTATGCTGACAGTAACTACGTTTCAGGAAAACGCAACGGCCCAACTGTTACAATAGAAGGACAAGGATTTGGAGCCGAGCTAAAAACATATATTAATAATCTTGGACAAGTTATTGAAGTTGAAATAGTTGAAGGCGGCAAAAACTATCTAAGTGATACTACTATTATTGTACGTCCATTTAGTGTGCTTGTAACCACAGATTCAGAAGTGGGCGGCATTTGGGCTGTTTACAATTGGATTGCAAGCACACAGGAATGGTTTAGAAACTATGTTCAAGAGTATGATGTTACAAAATACTGGACATACAAAGATTGGTATGCTACTGGCTACAGCAGTCTTACATCAGTTGATTATTTAATACAAGGCAGTTATGCACTCGAAGCACTAAATGACAAACTTGGCAATACTGTTAAGATTGAAAACATCGGGTCTGGAGGATGGCTATTATTAGAAAAAATTGACAATCAAGCAGAAGTTGATTATACTGTTAACTATAAAGTTGTAGGTAGACAGAATGGTACGATTGAATTTAGTAGTCAACTATATAAAAATGAAACAGCTGGGTTTGATAATATAATCTATGATGCATCATTTTATGATAGCGAGCCAACACAAGAAATAAGAATAATACTATATGCACTAAGAGACAACTTGTTTGTTGATCAGCTAGAAGTAGAGTGGAACAAACTGTTCTTTGCAAGTATTAGATATGCAATGAGTGAGCAAGTTGATTTAGATTGGATATTTAAATCTAGCTTTGTAGTAGCCAAGCACAATGTTGGCGAACTTAAACAAAAAGTAACTTATCAAAACGATAACCTTCCTAACTATCAGGATTATATTGAAGAAGTAAAACCGTATAGTACTAAAATAAGAGAATATATTAGTTCATACGGAAAAGTAGAGCCAACACAAACTAGCGTATCTGACTTTGATTTGCCTCCTCGGTATGATGCAGACCGCGGTCAGATTATTAGCGAAACTATTAAGTTCCTTAATAATGGTATTGTTGGAACAAATGCTATTACACAAACATATCCACAAAAACATTGGTTAGACAATGTTGGTTTTGAAATCACTAACTTTGTAGTTTACAACGGCGGCAGCGGATATACCGAAACTGCAAATGTAACAGTTAGTGGCGGTGGCGGCCCAACCTTAGAAGGACTAGCATACATCGGTGGCACCACTATTCAATATATAGAAGTTGATACTGCGGGTGCAAAATATTATACTACTCCTACAGTTACAGTTAATGGTAGTTTAGAAGAAGATGGTGTAGAAGCTACAGTTTATGCTCAAATAGGAAACAGTGTGATTAGATCAACACACATGTTAATGAAGTTTGATAGAGTTGCTGGCGCATACTACTTTACAACATTAGATGAAACAGAAACATTTGTTGGTAATGGCGGCCTAACTGAGTTTAGTCTAAAATGGCCATTGAGTACAAACAGTGCTGACATTTCAGTTACTATAGCAGGTGAGCCTCAGTTAATAAGTGATTTTGTAGCAACAAATGTTCTTGATACAACCAAAACTTTTGACAGATATCGTGGTAAAATAACATTTACAAACGCACCTGTAAATAACAGTGCAGTTGTTATAAACTATAAAAAGTCAACAAGTCTACTAACTGCCGAAGACAGAATCAACTTCTTCTATAAGCCTACTACAAATATGCCAGGCAAAGAACTAAGTCAGTTAATGGCTGGAGTTGATTATGGCGGAGTTCAAATGGACAGTATCGGATTTGGCGAAGATGCCGGGTTTGATGCAAAAGGGTTTGGTATTGATTTTGACACGTTTGACACCAACTATGAAGATGAGATCTTTATACTATCAGATGGTCAAGAGATTATTACATTATCAAGTGTACTAGAATCAGGTGTAACATACAATGTTTATTTAAACAATGTTCGTATAGACGATCCGGCATATGATGGAGTTAGTGTTGTTGCTAATCCAAGTGCTAAAATGGTATCACCAGCAGGCGACAATATTACAAACACTATTACATTGGACAACAATGTGATTAATGTAAATGTTGACGATGTATTGATAGTAAGAAAATCAACCAGCGATGGTAGTTTTACTCCTGAATCAACTGCATACGATGTGAGTTTACAAGGTGGAAACTTTGAATACACAACTGCTAAAGGTATTGAGTCAGGCGACATAGTTGTCGACGGCGACGGCTTTGTTACAGAAACCACTAGCGGTGGACCAGAAGAACAGGTTCCAGGCCAAGTACTTGACACAGTTGACATTCAAGTGTATAATAGAAGTGCAGACGGCCAGGGTATTATTACTGTAAGAAACTATATTACAGATGGTACAACTGTTGAATGGGAGTTTGATGCATATCCGCAATCAGATACAACGCTTGTTGTAAAAGTAGCTGGGGAGATTATTGATCATGCCGACATAAACATCGACTACGAAAGAAAGTTTATAAGTTTAAATGATAGTACTGCATTAGCTGCTAATCAGAATCTGTCTATATTAACTATTGGCACAAATGGTGTTGATTTGATAGACAGTGATAATATTATTGCCACTGGCGACAAGTTTATATACGAACTTTCTATCAGATTTACATCTGCGCTAAGTGCGTTTGTAACTGTTAATGGTGTTTTAAAAACTGAAGACATTGATTATGGACTTACAGAATCAGATACTGGTTTTGCACAACTTGTGTTTCCAACTAAACTTACAAGCGGAATAGTTATTGGTTATAGCATATATAACGGCAGTATAAATCAATATAGTCAAATGGTTATTGATAGTACGTTTGTAACCGATGGTGTAAATAAAGTTCATAGATTTACTAATGATGTTGCACTGCCTGTTATTGACAAGCCTCTTGCACAAAATATTTTAGTAAAACGTGGAGACGGCAGATTCTTAAATGCCGGTTATAGAAAAAAACATACAATAGACAGTAACAGAGCATACGATATTGATCGTTGGCAGTTTGAAGATACAACAGCAGTAAGACAAACTGATGTTATTTGTTATATTAACGGTTCTATAGTTGATCGTATTGATTATTTTTATGATACTATTAATGGCAGAGTAGAGTTGCTAGACAACAATGTTGGTAAAGCAGGCGACGAGTTAGAAATCTTTATCATTCGTGATGCAGAATATTACTTTATAAACACAACTGTAGAAATAACAAACGGCGATGGTATTAATGATCCTGCTATTGGTGCAGATGTTGCGTTTAAACTATCAGATGATAGTACTACTGTTATTGCGTGTGTAGAATCATTTAGTAGAAGTGGCACCACATTAACACTAGAACTGCAAGGTTACATTAGAGAGTTATTCCAGCTTAAAAGTATTGACGACACTCCGGAAGTTGTTGCAAGTTGGGAAGTTGATAGCACACAGGCAATCATAGGCAATATTGCACTTGTTGAAACTAATGTATTATCGTTGTCAGAAGCACCAAACGAATGGGAAACTATTGACATTTATGTATTCAGTAATCATGATATCAACGGGTTTGAAAGAAACACATATGACATTGTTTGGAACACAAATCAAGCACCACTTGGAACACAGTTTTATATTGATAAAAACTTGTTGAGTAGAGGATTTATTAAACTTGAAAAACCAGCATTAAGTGCAAACTATGTCTGGGTATTTAAAAACGGTATAATGCTAACACCTCAGCAAGATTATAAGTTGGACGCTTCTAGAACTGGTGTACAACTTTATGACAAAGTTACATCAAACGATAAGGTAGAAGTATTGCAGTTTACAGCATTAACAAGTAATCCTAAGTTTGGATATCGTATTTTTAAAGATATGTTAAACCGATTCCATTTTAAGCGTTTAAATAAAGACAATCAATATACTTTACAGCAACCTTTAAACTATTATGATTCTAATATTCAACTAGTTGATAGCACAGGGATCCAAGAGCCTAACAAAGCACTAGGTGTTCCTGGTGTTGTTTGGATTGACAAAGAGCGTATTGAATATTTTACAGTTGATGGAAATCTACTTAGACAGATTAGACGAGGTACACTAGGAACTGGCATTAAAGAACAGTATCCAACAGCTACAATAGTACAAGGTCAGGGAATTGAAGAAAATATTCCATACAAAGACGAAACTACTAAAACTACATTTGTTGGCGATGCTAGTTCAACAGAGTTTTTATTAGACTTTGTTCCTACTAGTGTAAATGAGATTGATGTATTTTTAGCAGGTACTAGATTGCGCAAAGACACTATTGTAACGTTTGATAGAACAGTTGATCAAGATTCACCTGAAGCAGATGTAATAGTTGCTCCGCAGTACACTATTGAAAATATAGTAACTGAAAGTGGCACAGTAACAGTGTTAACACTAGCTGACTATATTGACGCCCCTGCAGATGGTACACTTATTGAAGTTACTCGAAGAACAGGCAAAGTATGGAATGATTTTGGAAAATCACTAGCAGATAGCGAAAATCAGATAGCTAAGTTTATAACAGACAAAACAATATCGCTACCACGATAAATACAGTATAGGAACGGAATGGAAACATGATTAACGAACAAAGCGGTGTACACCTTGAAGGACACATAAAAATACACAATCCAGAAAGTGGGCATGTATTTGTTAACAAGCGCAATGCTATTCATTATGAAAATATGAGTATTAGTCTTGCAGAAAGCCTCGGCAATGCCGGATCAGGTTATATATATCAAATGGGATTTGGAAACGGCGGCACCAGTGTTGATCCGACAGGTATTATTACATACTTAACACCAAATAGTACAGGAACAAATGCTAGTTTGTACAATCAAACATATGCAAAAGTGGTAGACGATCGCAGTGTTAACAATGTTGATCCTCAAAGAAACAAGATTGAAACACGTCACATTACTGGTACAAACTATACCGATATTGTTGTAAGTTGTTTACTTGACTACGGCGAGCCAGAAGGACAGGATGCATTTGATACTGCTGCTGATACCGAACAACAGTTTGTATTTGACGAACTAGGATTAGTAGGATATTCAGCAACTGGCACAGGCCGCCTGCTTACACATGTTATTTTCCACCCAGTACAAAAGTCACTGAATAGATTAATTCAAATAGATTATACTGTAAGAGTACAAAGTCTTTCAGGAGGTAATAGCTAATGCCATATGAGATTCCGTTCACAGACCAGGCTAACAAAGGCATTATTACTGTTGAAGATAAATCGAACAACACAGAAACTAGTCTTAAACTTCCAGGAAGATTGTTATCAGATTATGGCGTTGCTGTTAATGAAAACTTTTTACATCTTTTAGAAAACTTTGCAAATGTAAATCCTCCAACTAATCCAGTAGAAGGCCAACTTTGGTACGACACAACAGACAGTGTAGATCAACTTAAAATATACGATGGTACAAATTGGGTTGCAGCAGGTGGACTAAAAAAGAACGCATCTGAGCCAGAAAGTACAAACAGTGTCAAAGGCGATCTTTGGGTTAATACGTCAACTAGCCAACTGTATTTGTACACAGGCAGCGGCTGGTTATTAGTAGGTCCAAACTTTAGCAGTGGAAATACTACAGGTGCACAGGCATTAGAAATAGTAGACACAGCGGATACAACTAGAACTGTTATTGTAAACTATATTGAAAATATACCTGTAACTATTTACAGTAGAGTAGAGTTTTCACCGAAGACTACGTTTGCTGGCTTTAGTAGCAATACACCCATTAAGGTTGGTGTAAACTTTAATCAAACACTAGCAACTGCAAAAATAAATGGAACAGCTACTTCTGCAGAAAACTTATTAATTGGTGGCGCAGCAATAGCTAGTTCAACATTTATGAGAAATAATATAGTTAATCAACTATCAGAGAAACTACAAATAAAAACCAATCAAGGTTTGGAAGTTGGTGTTTCTAAAACATTAAGTTTGTTAGTTGAAGGTAATAACGGTATTGTAGAAAATGCAGTTCCTGGAGCGCCTATTGATATAAGAGTTAACAACAACGGCAACTTTGCAATACCTATTAGAGTAAAAAGCAATACTAATGTTGGTATTAATAACTTATCACCAACAGAAAGTTTGGATGTAATAGGAAATCAAAAACTTACCGGTAACCTATCAGTAACTGGTACTACATCATTAACTGGAAATACTACTGTAACTGGTAACTTAAATGTAAGTGGAAACTTTGATGTTGATGGAAGCCTTACTACTACTAGCATATTGCCTGATACAGGAAGTGTATATTCAATAGGATCATCAGTACTGCCATACGATACACTTCATGCAAATCGTATTACAGGCAACTTAACTGGTAATGTTACAGGTAATGTTAGTGGAACAGCTGGCAGCACAGCAAAACTTAATAGTGTAACTACTTTTGCACTAACAGGCGATGTAAGTGCAACTAGTTTTACATTTGACGGCCAAACAGGCGGCGCAACTAAATCATTTAGCACAACAATACAAGCAGCAGCAATAACCGGTAGAGCAGCCGCAGTATCAGTTAATAAAGCAACAGACGAAGTATTACTAAATCAAGGCGGCACATTAGTTAGAGCTACTCCTGCACAGATTATTGGATCGATTGACACAATGCCGGTTGGCACTGTGATCATGTTTGGCGGACTTGTTGCCCCAACTGGGTGGTTTATATTAGATGGTGCTGAATATTCAACATCAACATACGGCGGACTTGCAACAGTATTAGGTTACAACTCAGCTGATCCAACAACATGGTATCACGGCACTCCGAGTGATCCAAACTCGTTGTTTAGAATACCAGACATGAGGGGAAGAAGTGCAGTTGGCAAAGGACAAGTAGTATCGGGTACTAACAGAATTACAAGTGCTACTGTTAATAATATGGGCGGCATCGGCGGCGAAGAAGAAGTTACTATTGTTTCTGCTAACTTGCCAGATCACCAACACGATTTAAAAAGCAGTACCGGAGAACAGTTCTATGCTACAACAACAGCTACAGCAAGTGCAGCAGAAGTTGTACCAAACAATGGTGATACAGCAGGAACCGGAACACGACTAAGTACATCCGGAGGTGTAGTTGACGTTGCAAACGATGCAATGTCAATCGTTAATCCGTATTTAACACTTAACTTTATTATCTACCACGGAGTAACAGCGTAATGGCCTATAAATTAAACAAGACAGACGGATCGTTATTAGTTGATCTAGTAGACGGTAGATTAGATATATCAAGTGCAGATATTGCATTAGTTGGTAAAAACTATCAAGGATTTGGTGAAAGCATCAATGAAAACTTTATTAAGATGCTTGAAAACTTTAGTAACAGCACCGCTCCTGTAAAACCTTTAAGAGGGCAGCTTTGGTACGATACTGCAACAGGTAGATTAAAAATATATGATGGCACAACATTTAGAAGTACAGATAGTACGTTATATGCTAGTTCTCAGCCTTCGGAACTTATTGCTGGTGACATTTGGATCGACGGTTCAAAAGATCAGTTGTTGTTTTATAATGGCACAGAAACAGTATTAGTAGGTCCGGGGTATACTAAGAATCAACTTAGATCCGGCGACTTTGTTGAAACTATTAGATCAACGTTGGGCGAAAATAAAGTTGTTGTAAAGAAATATTTAAACGGAAGTTTGTATGCAGTTGTATCAAAAGAAGCAGCAGCGTTTACACCATTCCCTGCAATAACAGGATTTGACACATTAAAGCAAGGATACAATCTAAGTTCAGTATTTTCAGATTTTGAATGGTACGGAAAAGCATCCAGTGCTGGCAAGATCATTGATCAGTTTGGCAATGTATTTGATGCTAACAGTTTTATTAGTGCAACCGTAGACGATATTTCAACAGGAAAACTTACTATTGCCAATGACAATGGCCTAGTAGTTGGGTTAGATAGTGACGTTGCAATAAAAGTAAGTGGCCAAACAACTGTATGGCAAAATAATATCCAAGACGCTGATATGAGAATTGATCTCAAAGATGTATCCGGTACATACAGTGCTATGTATTTTGATGCAGATACTAAAAGAATTGGCATATTTAAAACTAATCCTGCATATACATTAGATGTTACCGGAGATTTACGTATTACCGGAGATCTTATTGTTGAAGGTGTACAGGTATCACTTGATGTGGCAACATTAAGAGTTGAAGATAAACAAATTGAACTTGGTATTATGAGTGACAGTACACTTATTTCAGAAATAGATGCAGATGATGCAGGTGTTGTTGTTAGAGTTGCCGGCGATGATAAACGTTGGACTTGGAGAAATGCAACAAACAGTTGGACATCGTCAAATAGTATTAATATTGAAAACAACTTAAATTCTTATTTTATTGGCGCTGCAAATGTATTGTCACAAAACACGTTAGGCACTACAGTAATAAACAGTAGTCTAACAGGAATAGGTCAGCTTAATACATTAGTAGTAGGAAACAACCTACAAAGCGATACAATGACATTTACTGAAGATCGCATTACAACAACTAGTAACTTAGAATTTGCATCAACTGGTAGTATAAACTTAATAAACAAAGTAAAAATAACAAATGTTGAAAAACCAATTAGTGCTAGAGAAGTATCATATAATGCGTTGTTAACAGAAGGCGCAGCAAATGATGTAGCAGTTAAAAAATATGTCGATGACGAGCTTGCAGCATCACAGCTAACACTTGCAGTAGATGTAACCGGAATAGGCAGCAGTTATGCTACAGGCGCATGGGGCGCAGGCGGCGACGAAACACTTATTACAAATCTTGTAACAATGATTACAGAGTTAATAACACCAAGCGGCGACATTAATGGTAAAACAGCAAAAATACATGCTTATTATTATACAGCAACAACAGCGGCGATCGATATTAATGCTAATACAACAAAAACTTTACAAGCAGTTGACAGTGCTGGTACACAAAACGTTAACGTAATAGGCGACTTTACGATTACAAGTCCAACAGCAGCAGTTAACTTTACTGTAAATAGGCTAGTAGTAACAATTAGTGTTGCTGCTGGACTGTGGGAAACATCAACAGGTGTAATAGCAGCATCAGCAGTTTAACGATAAATAACATAAGCACGAAGCACAAGGAGCAGTAATGGCCTATATTGTAAATAGATATAACGGTACACAAATAACAGTCGTTGAAGACGGCACAATAGATCAAACAACGGATCTAAAACTCATCGGTAAAAACTACAGCGGGTTTGGTGAAGCACAGAATGAAAATATTGTTCATTTGTTAGAAAACTTCAGCGGCACATCATCGCCTAGCAAAGCAATATCAGGACAAGTATGGTACGACTCAAGTACAACTAAACTGAAGTTTTATACCGGAGCAGCCTGGAAAACAGCAGGCGGCACAGAAGTAGCATCAAGTCAGCCAGCCGGGCTTGACGAAGGTGACCTATGGTGGTCAAGTACCAATAACCAGTTGTATGGAAAAAACGGTGCTGGAGAATTTATTCTTGTTGGCCCACAAGCAGCTGGTAGCGGCACAACACAAATGCTTAGTGTAAATGTTAACAACAACGCAAATCCAGCAGTTGAAAAAACTATCATTGTTGCTCTTATTAATGATACTGCTATATATGTTATATCAAACGAAGAATTTACATTAGCAGCACAAGTTGATCAACCAGCTGGTGTTCCGGCCCTTGGAAACTTTGGATTAATTAAAAATGGTATTACATTAGTTAATAGTAGTACTGGTAGAACTAAAAACTCAATTGGTGCAGATATTACAGGTGCTTCGGGTGAACCAATCGTCTGGGGTACAGTAAATGATTCCTTACGTTTAGGTGGATCACTGGCTAGTGATTATATAAAAACAAGCGACTCGCTTACGTTTGGCGATGCTGGATTTACAGTAGGTGCTAGTGCTGATTTAAAAATAGATGTAAGCAACGGAGCAGATCCTAGACTTGTAAACCAAAATAATGCAAGTAATAAAATACTAGTTTCTATTACAGCCGCAGGCGCAGGATCTCCAACTGATATTATTTCTTTTAGAAATGGTACAGATAGAGGTATATACCCAGAAACAACAAACACATTTAGTTTGGGTAGTAGTAGCTTAAAGTTTGCAAATGTACATGCAACTACGTTTAATGGTACTGCAACTAACGCATCTGCACTTGATGTTGGCGGCACTGGCCGTAGTGCTTCTACTACAGCAGGCGTAAATACTATTGCTGCAAGAGATTCGTCAGGAAACTTAACAGCAGTTATATTCAACGGTACTGCAACCAAAGCACGTTATGCTGACCTTGCAGAAAAATATACAACTGCTGAAGAATATCCAGTTGGTACAGTAATGGCAGTTGGAAGTCCAGAGTTTGTTAATACAAAAGATGTTAGTGCAGAAGTTAGACCAGCTAAATCTTCAGATATAGCAGTTGGTGTTATAAGTGAAAATCCAGCATACTTAATGAACAGCGAGTGTAACGGTCAAGCAGTTGGCCTAAAGGGTCGTGTTCCAGTAAGATGTATAGGGTCTGTACAAAAAGGTCAACCTGTGTATGCGTGGGAGAATGGCGTTGCCAGTACTACAGCTACTAGAGCACTTGTAGGCATTGCACTCGAAAGTAACAGTGAAGAAACCGAAAAGTTAGTCGAGTGCGTTTTAAAAACGTAAATACATAAAAGGAAGTGTTATGGGTGTTGGAGACATTATCTCGGAAGCGAGATACAATCAGTTACAAGGCAAGATTTCGTCATTACTAGGAATCGGATCAGGCGATAAAGGTTACAATCAGGCTGTGGCAAGTAATCCTGTAGCAGCAGGATCTAATGTTCAAGTAACTGATATGAATACTTTACATACTGATTTTGAAAAAGTTTATATTCATATTAACAATCAAGTTCCGGGAACTATTAACACAGTAACAACAGCAGCAGAAATACAAGATGGATTATTTACTGCATATGAGACATTAATAACAGAACTAGAAGATGATAGATTCCTTGTATCTTCAGGGCAAGCCGAGCTTGCGTCTGCTGGTGTTAATAGTACAAGAAACGGCGCAATAAATCCATGGGGCGGCACATCACAACCACAAGCAGTTAATCATACTATTAAAGTAAGTTTTACAAGTGAAGCTGCACGTAGAGGTTTTTTCAACGCCGGCGGCCAAATCCGTTTTGATTCAACTCTTAATATTGCCAGCATTCCAGCTGATACAAATCTACAAAAAAATGAAGACTGGCTTGCTATTATAACTAACTCAGGACAAGTAAAGTTTGGCCGAACTGCAACTACCAGTACCGGTACAGGTACTTCCTTTGCTATAGGGAATGAAGATTTAAC